AGCAGGATGTCGCAGGTTCAAATCCTGTCAGCCCGACCGGAAGCCTTGGAAACATTATGTTTCCAAGGCTTTATTTTTTCTTGGCCGTAGGCTATCGACACGATTCGACACGATGACCGCGCAACCTCTGCGTCTAGACGGTCTTCAACTGTTCAGCGCGCAGCTCGCCAATCGCGTCCGCCACATCGTCCAATCGTTCCGGCCAGAGAGCCGTGTATGTGTTCAGCGTGATGCTGGGTGAGGAGTGGCCGAGCTGCATCTGTAGGGTCTTCACGTCCGCGCCTTGAGCAATTGCAAAGCTCGCATAGCTATGCCTCAAACTATGGATGGTCACGCCCTCGTCCTCCATGCCGGCCAGTCGGACGGCCTTTCGCCAGACACGCGTCCGCCACGTGTTCGTCCACAGGTTCCCGCCTCTTGCCGCGCGGAACAGCCAGTCGTCGTCGCCCATGCCCTCCATCTGCCGTTCGATGGACGGTATGAGGAATCTGGGTATGGCGATGCTGCGCGGTTTGCCGTTCTTCGGCGTGCCCAGCACAAGCCTGCCTTTGCCGTCGTCGGTCCAAGTGCGGCGGATGCGCGCCCTGCGTGAATCCACATCCACGTCGCCGCATTTGAGTGCCAGCGTCTCGCCAATGCGGGCACCGGTGTATGCCTGCCAGCGGACGATCAGCCCGTCTACCGGCCGTCCTGCCCGTTCGGCCATGCCGGCCAGCAACTCCACCTCCTCGACGGTAAGGAACACCATGTCGTCATCGGATTGCGTGATGCGCGGCACGGTGACCTTTTCAATGGGGTTCTCGCCAATCCAGCCGTGCTCCAAAGCGAATTCCATGACACCGCCCATGACGACCTTGACGATGTTGCGGATGCTGCGTGGACTCAATGGCTTCGATTCGCGATCGTCCTGCAGTTCGGCGGGATACCCGCCTTCGGTGAGCTGCGTGACCCACTGTTGCAGTTCGTCGCGTTGGATTTCCCTCAGTGTGCGATCGCCCCACTTGGGGTTGATATAAACGCGCAATTCGCGGCGGTATCTGCCCAAAGTGCCCTGTTTGATATCCATCTTGCCGTCCGTCCATTCGGAGGCAACGTCCCGGAAGATGCGTAGTTCCTGCTGCGGGTCGCGGTATTTGCCGCGTCTGATGTCGTCCTCGATGGCCGCTGCGTATTCCTCAGCGTCACGGAGCTTGGCGAAGTTCCGTGATTTCTGGACGCGTTTGCCGTCTCGAAGCGTGTACCAGCGGCATCTCCACCGTGAGCCTTGGCCGTACAGCGCGGACCGCCATTTGTCGGGCACATTGGCTTTCATCGGATCCTTCGCATTGGCCAGCGACTGTTTCGCGGCCCTGCTGGGCGGGTTGCCGTCCTCGTCGTTTTTGAGCCATCTGTCGTCTACGAACGCTCTGGCCATGGTCGTCTCTTTCCAAGGATCCGCGCTACACTGTGCGTGGAACCTCATTTTGGTGAAAACGGAAATGCTGATTGTTGGTTCCTTGGGTTCCGTCCGACTGTGTTCGGGCGGAACCCTTTTTGTTTCCCGTCGCGGTATGTGGACGCTGAGCTTCTTTTATTGCACGCACACGCCGGAATCGTACAACAGCTGCCGGTAGTCCGACAGTACTTGGATGGTGACGCCCAATTCCACGGCCATCATCCACGTATTGCCTTCGTATATCTGCTCCACCATGCCATAGTCCACGGGACTGATCAACGCCAGCGCGGTCTCCCTGCGACACCGGTGCTCGCACTTCAACCCGTATTGGCTGCCACAGCCTGGATCGTGGTGTTTCGCGTGGATGAGCTCATGGCACAGCGTGCAACGGCGCTGGCGCTGGTTGAGCCAGTCGGCCAGCAGAATGAGTTTGTGTCGATCGTCGTATAGGCCGCATATGTCACGGGGAAGGTCGCGTGACATGACTGACAGACCCATGGATTCCGCGTTCCGGTGAAGCTCCGCGATGGTCTTGTTATCCACATTCCTCTCTTCCGAAAGTATTGTTTTTCGAGAAGTACTTTTTTGCTGTTTGTCAAGTTCTGCTTGACAGTTGGAGTGTCGTATGTGATGCTTGAATCAGCTCATCTACCGAGTTGTAGAAGGAGTCTCCAGGGTCGCTGCGGCGGCCCTTGCTTTTATTGAACGCAATTCCCGTTCAAACTTGACTGATCATATTCTTTCAGAAGTTTGTTGAAGCTATGATCATGGTCGACGTAGTAGGCGGTGACCAACATGCAGTAGCCTCTGTCCTTATGTGGTTCCAGCACGACTAGATACCGTTCTGATTCAATGAGGATATATAACCTATCGCGGCCATGCTTATGCTTCCTCCAGATTAATGGCGCATCACATACCTCATAATGGCATTGCGGACAATCCTTTGCGTTGTCAATCGTCTTCCGTGGAAACCTGATCCGCTCACATCTACGCAGATCGACATTCCTCTCGCCGGTTGTGTAGTCTTCGACGCTGGTGATGTGGAAAAACCCAGCCCATTTTCCGTCGGTCTCCTCTTTCTGGCGGCGTACGGAAACTCTGAGGCCGTCGAATGATGGATGTGAATCTATGAAGTCATGTCTGAAGATTGCATAAATCCTATCCTCATATACGGCAAAGTCTTCTATCGGGGATTTGGTTACGAGCTCCGGTGTCCAATGCGGTGTCATGCGTTCCGTCCTTCCCAGACGAAGATGTTGAACTTGCGCGTGCCCAAGGTCGTTGACTGGGTGAGTCGGAGCTTTGATCTCATGCGTATGTAGTCGATGATTTCAGCTTTCGCGCCTGATGGTTGGGGGATGGTCGTCCGGTTCGCCCTGCATACGGCTCCGTTGATCACGTCGGTGATTTGCATCATTTGCACTTCGTCTGAACGGATTGGTTGCACTTTCTTGATGCATTCGTGGTTGAAGTCGTAGTGGCTGTTTGCTAGCACTTCCTCCAGTTTCTCGGTACGTTGCGCGGAGTGCGTGTCCTTGATGTCCACGTACACGTTGTAGGTGTTCGTGGAATCGAACAGCCTGTTCAGCATAGTGAAATACATCTTGTAGTACCAATCGTTGTGTGACTGGGACCATGCCTCATGATTCAGACGTGTCTTCTTGGCCACCAGAACACGGAACCTCATGTCGTCATCCAGGAAGAAGCAGTTCAGCAAATCCTTGTACAGGTCGATTTTCGGCATGCTGGCCTTCGTCCACTTCACTTCCGTGCGTGCCTTGACACCGTAACGTGCCTTGATCTGGAGAATATTCTCTGTGATTTCCTGCCTTTTATCCTTGGGGATAATGAGGGCTCCAAGGACCATCACGTCGCTGTCGTCATGTTCCAGATGACAGCTTTCATCGCAATACAGGTTGTATTCAGTCATTTGCGTTCCTTTCACTCATCCGTGGCTCCATGTCTGTGGCCTTCGGAGACGCGTCGTCGGCTCGTCTCTCTTCTAGCTGTTTCCTGAGTGGTGTCTTGAGCTTGGTGAAGCCGATTGACATCAGTGTGAACGGGATGGCGAAGGTGAGCATGACGGGGCCGAAGAAGCACATGAGGATGGTGAACGCGGTCAGCGCGTACATCACCCAAAGAAGGACGTTATACGCCTTGTACTGGATTTCGAGCTGCTTCAAAGTCTTTGGGCGGGGCTGATGTGGCGTGCTGCCTGCAGATGAGGGAGTATAACTCGCCTGTTGATTGCTCTCGACAGTTGACCTCCGCTGCGGAGCGGTGTTTCTTTTCGTCTTCGGATTGATGGTATATGAGACGCCCTTTGCTACATGCACGGTCTTGCGTCCCCTCGAATTGACTGTGACCGGTCCCATCTTCACGGACGTGCTGACACCTCTTTTACCGATATTCACCCGGACGTTCTTGCCCAGGCTGATCCTGCGATTGACCCTGAAACCCATTGTCATTCCCCTCACTCGTCAGGCGTCTCGGCTTCGAGACGTGCGTTCGAATCCTTGTTTGCGGCCACGTCATAGTCCTCTGGATGCGCGGCGATACGGTCGATGAGATCATCGGTGATCTGAGACTCGCGTTCGCGGGCCTCGTAGGCTCGTGCGGCATCGCTGCCCAGGGCGCGGGTGTAGATGTCGAGGCTGGTGAGCCCGAATGTGAAGGCGATGTGCTCCACGTCGGACGTTGTGAGCGGCGCTTCATATCGGAGCCTTACGTGCCAGTAGTTGTTTCTCATACCGCTCTTTTTGTAGAACTCGGCATTTGTTATTCCGCTTCGTTTAACGAGATCTCGACATATGTCGATGATTCTCTTGCTGTCTTCGGTGACTTCATTTCTGGCAATGCTTCCCATGCCCAACATGGTACCCAATTGAGAAGGATTTGTAAAGAATACTCAATTGAGTAACAATAAACTTACTCAATTAAGTACGGTAAGAATTACCGCAAGGCAATGAACAAAGAAAGGAGCGGCAAGACAGATGAGTGAGACGGAAACCATCGCAAGGAATCTCAGCGGCGAGCTCGCACGGCACCGCAAGACACAGGCCGCGCTCGCCAAGGAACTCGGCATGAGCGAGAAAACCGTCAGCGAACGACTGCGAGGCAAAGGAGCATTCGATACCGAGCAACTCGAAAAGACGGCGACGATGCTCGGCATGAGCCTCTACCAGCTCATGATCAAGCTCCTGCAACCAATCGACGGCATCAAACAGATCAAGCCGTGAGCCGCGCTCGCCGACGAATGAATCGAAAGGAGAATCCGAAATGAGCATCAACATTCCGGCCGAGACGCCGGACGAATCCACGAACCCGATTTCCGTTGAGGAGTTCGAACGCCTGCACCCGGCGATGCTGGGCGCGATAAGGAAAGCCGTCCGCGAGGAACCAGCTCGAACGGTTATCGGAACAGTGGGCGACGACAGGAGGAGCCACCTGTCCAGCCTTGACCTGCGAGGCATCGGCATCGAGGTCAGACGGCAGTTGTCGGCCCGCGACATGACGACCGAAGTCATGGGCTCGATTCTCGAGCACATCAATCAGGCCGCGGACCGACTAAGCACGGAGATACAGGAACTCCGTTCAGAACTTATCCGAGAGCACGTCGAGACAGTAGGCGGCGGATGCCATGGAGGCATCCATCGAATCGAATCCCTTGGCGAGGAGGGAAAGACCTTGGCACAGGGCTCTCATCCTCTCGTCGGGATCGGACGTTTCGGCGGCCTTCCCAAACACGGCGCTCGCCTTCGCGAAATCGGATCCATTGCTCATATTCTCACCTCCCTTCTTTGCGTGGGTCTGCTCATTCTCCCACTCGGTAGGAAGGCCCTCAAACGAAACACGTCGGGAAAGCAATCAGCGCTCGCCGACGCATGAATCGAAAGGAGAATCCGAAATGAGGAAGATGAAGAGATCCGATGTCCGCGAATGGATTCCAGGTGAACCGCTTGAACGGGTCGATTTCGGCAACGGTTGCACGGGGATGGATAAGAGCATTCCTAAGGAACCCGGTCAGGTGGGCGATTTCAAGCGTCTCATTTGGAAATGCCGTGCCATTGAAGCGGACGGAGGGCCATGCCTTGATGTGCTTCCATCCGAATATTGGATTGACGACGTGAAGCAGGGCGACTGCTTCGATGTGGTCACCGACGGATCAAGTTACGGCCCATGCAGCTTCGGTGGTGCGTGGACTTATCTCGCTGGCGTTGATACGGGATGGCATCTCGCCCGCAGGGAGCGTCATTCCGGTTTGTGTGCGACCTTGCGTGGCATATTCGATTCGTTGACTCATCGCCACGAGAACGCGACTGATGCAGAACAGTTGGTTACGGCCTCGAAGCCCTCTCGCGAATCTGCTGAACCCTCTTCGAGCTGCGGTTCCACGCCTCCTTCTTTATCTCGGTCAGAGATACACGAATCTTATGACTGCGCGACATGTGGGACGACCGCCACTCAATCTCGAAATCATCGGGAAGCAGCAGCACAGCATTCTCGCCGGTGAAACCGGTATGGCAGATCTGATTCGGCCTTAACCGCTTGGCCAACAGCGGCGTATAGGGGCTTGTTCCCAACGTTGCCTGAGGGGGGATTCGGACGTCATACATCGTCAGAGGCCCAACAAGCCGGAAATACACGATGCTGTTTGACGTGGAATCAAGAAAAGGCTCCAGATCGGTTTTGGACAAATCGTCCCTACGGCGAATGGAGTGGATTTGAAACTGCTGCAGAACGTTCCACGCCAAAGACGCCCCGGCGATGATGGTCGAAGCCCAGCCTGCCGGATCCTCAAGAAAACTACTCACAAACTCGATTCTAAGGAGAATCTAATGAACAATGAAATCCAGAAGTTCGATTTCAAGGGCGCCCCATTGCGTACCCTGACCGATAAGGCGGGGGAGCCCTGGTTCGTCGCCAAGGACGTATGCGCCATCCTCGAAATCAGCAATCCATCCGATGCATTGAAAAGGCTTGACGATGATGAACGGTCTAGGTTCAATCTAGGGCGTCAGGGCGAGACCAATATCGTCAACGAAGCCGGACTGTATGTTCTCGTGCTCGGTTCCCGCAAGCCCGAGGCTCACGAGTTCAAGCGGTGGGTGACGCATGAGGTGCTGCCCCAGATCCGCAAAACCGGCGGCTACATCCCGACGTCCGAGTCGGATTCAGATGAGGACATCATGGCCAGGGCCGTGCTCGTCGCGCAGAAGACCATCGAGCGCAAGAACCAGCAGCTTCAAGCCAAGGACACACAGATCAAGATGTTGGAGCCGAAGGCCCGGTTCGCGGACGCCGTGGCCGCGTCAGACGGCACGTGCCTGGTCGGCGAGCTCGCGAAGATGCTCCGGCAGAACGGGATGGACATCGGCCAGAACAGACTGTTCCGTCTTCTTCAGGCTGACGGGTATCTCGGCAAGTCCGGTTCGAATCGCAACGTGCCGACACAGCGTGCGATGGACCTCGGCCTGTTCCGCATCAAGGAGACCACCGTCACCCATGCGGATGGGCACACCACGGTCAGCCGCACTCCGAAGGTCACGGGCAAGGGGCAGCGCTATTTCATCGACCGGTACTGGGGTCGCACCCAGCCGTCGTTGGAAGCGGGGGCGTGATGGGTGTCTATGAAATACGCCGCCGCCAGCTGAGGAACGGATCCTACACCGGCGGCGACTACACCAGTGCCGTCAAGGCGGCAAGGCTTACCTACGGACTTGGCGAATCAACAATTTCGTCTCATCAACGGATTTATCCAGAAGCGTCATCGCATACGCGAGATCGTTCAATCCCTTCGCAAGCTCACGCTGCGAGTAATCCGTCGTCGAATTGGAGGCGTTGTTGAAATGCGTTTGCGCGGAATAAAACCAGCTTGTCGCATTACTCATAATTCTTCTCCTAACTGTTCGGCCCGCACGTCGGAAATGCGGGATGACACCGATTTTAGGAGGGGGCCGGGCGGTTCTCCTAACGCCGCCCGGCATTACACACGCAAAGGAGGCGCGTGATGGAAGACGATACGACGTTCGCTGCGCTCGCTGAGGTCCTGAAACCGATGAACACGACGAAGGACATCGCGGACCGTTGCGGCATCAAGGAGGGCACCTTGGCGTACTGGCGTGGTGCGGGAATCGGTCCGAAGTTCGTGAAGGTCGGACGGACCGTCATGTATCCGAAGGAGCCGATGATCGCCTACTTCAAGGAACACCTCTACCAGAGCACATGTGAATACGAGGGAAAGGAGTCGGCATGAAAACGATTCGCAAGGCCTGCGTGCAGGCAGTGTTCGACGAGTTCGAGACCCAGGGCGAAATAGTCCACCCATTCAAGGACGTGGATGCGGAGGCCATGAGGTCGCTCGGCCACATCGTCGGATACGTCGACCTCGACGTCACCGGTCTCGTGGACCTCATCATCGACACGATCAACAAGGAGCTGTGATGACACTCAGGAGAATCGACGCGGAAACGCTGCTGACGCCACCAGTACCGCCGAGGGGCACGGTGATCATGTTCGGTTTGACCGGCTATGCGATTCGCGTCACGGGCAAGGGCGCCAGCCTCATGGCACTCGACGTCGACGGAAGCCAGGAGCTGGCGAGCATCGGGAAAGACCAGGCAAGGAAATTCATTCAAAGCATCGGAGGCGCAAGATGACGGACAACGATTATCGCATTGAGGACAGGTTCGAAAAGGGAAGGCCGAACTACACGCTCAGGCGTTTGAAGTTCACGCTGGCCGTGGTCGGTCTGGTCGTGAGCGTGACGCTCATGCTCACCTGGCATGGCGGCGGTCTGACGGGCGCGCTTGTGGTTGAGGGCGTGTATCTGGCCACGGCCCTGTGGCTGACGGTCAGGTTCGCTCCGCGCGATGACGTGGATGGCGACGTCTGACCGTATCCGCCGGCGTACAAGGACGCGGACGGATGGCGGAGGCGTGGGGGTCCCTTCATCTCACATTGCATTTCACGCATGCACTCTCACGTCTTCCGCCGTCACGCCGTCCGCTGTGGGTTCGAATCCCGCCGCCGGCGCTTGGCCGGACCGTCAACGCCGCCCGCATCCCCGCCTCGTTCAGCTTTCTTGGTGGTGTGGGAACGATGGGCGTGCTTCTTTGCTGTCATGGCGCCCAGCGGTCCGGCTCGTATCAATCAATCTCATATCAATCAAGGTCAAGGGAGGAACCGATGAAGGAGATTCTGCCGCATTGGCATTTCAGTCCGAACGCTCCGGTCAAGGACGTCGACACGAAGAAGATGACGAGTGGTGACAGGGCGGTGGCCGGCGCGTGCCGTCGGGCGATGGAGACCGAGGCGTGGAAGGAGCTGGTGATCCTCGAATCGTTGGGCGTGCGTTTCAACGGACTGGTGGGCCGGTTCGTGTCCGAGGTCGCCATGCCGGTGTTGGAGGTGATGCCTGGTGACAGTTTCCATCAGGGCACGAAGGCTCAGTTGTCGCACATGGTGAAGACCAGGGATGGTGGCGAGACCATCCGCATCATCAAGACTCTCGCCGTGAAAGGTAGGTTCTAATGGCTGGTGAGACGATTATCGCGGTGGTGGGCAATCTGACCGCGGATCCGGAGATTCGTACCACTGGTAGCGGCGCAGCCGTTGCCAGCTTCACGATTGCCTCAACCCCGCGCACCTGGAACCGTAACACGAACCAGTTCGAAGACGGTCAGGCTTTGTTCATGCGCTGCTCCGCGTGGCGCGACATGGCCGAACATTGCGCGCAAAGCCTGGCAAAGGGCATGCGTGTGATCGCCCAGGGCAGGCTGACGCAGCATTCATGGGAGGACGAGCAGCATCAGCGCCGAACTTCCATGGAATTGCAGGTGGACGAGATCGGGCCGAGCTTGCGCTATGCGACCGCGCAGGTGGCCAAGGCGCAGCGTGGCACGGCTGGAGCGTATGGCAATCCGTCCTCCGCTCCGGCGGGCTATACGGGCGGGGCCACCGCTGCCGGCACCTCGCTTCCGCCGTCCGACCCGTGGGGTCAGCCACAGGACAAATCGGCATCGTTCGGTGATTTCGGCAAGCCGGAATCCGAACCGGATTTCTAAGGACGAATCATGAGCATTCAAGCGTTGACATGGGTTATCTACGGTGTCGCGCCGGACATCAAGCACGCGGATTTCCGCACGCTTCTTGTGCTGGCCGACCATGCCGACCCTCAAGGCATGGGAGCGTATCCGAGCAGGAGCACGATCAGTCGGTTGACCGGATACAGCGTGCGTACGGTCTCCTACGCGTTGAAGAGTCTCGAATCCTCTGGACTGATCAGCAGGGGAGACCAGCGCATCGTGTCCGGCCTCGGCGGATACAAGCCGACCGTCTGGAACCTCAACATGAGCAGAGGTGCAAAAACTGCACCTCTCGAAAACGCCGAAACACCAGTGCAACACGACTGCACGCCAGCAGTGCAAACAGACTGCACACCAGCAGTGCAAGCAGGGGTGCAAAAAACACGGACAGGTGTGCAAACAGGTGTGCAACATGATTGCACAAGAACCATATCTAAGGAAGAACCATATATAGAACCTAGAGAGAGTAACGCGCGCGCGAGAAAACCAATCCCAATACCAGCCGACTGGAAACCCACCGAGGAGCACCGGGCGCTCGCCGACCGGCTCGGCATCGACTGCGACATCGAGGCCGACAAATTCCGCGACAGGGCCCTCGACTCGGGAGCCCGCTCGGCCGACTGGAACGCGAAATACCGCAACTGGCTCGTCAAAGGCAAGGAACGCGGATTCGCCACGCCAAAGGATTCCAACGTTCGCCGACGGTTCACGTGGGGTAGTGAAGAGGTGAAACGCGTAGTCGGCTCGATAGCCTGCGAGGGCACGGACACGTACATGGAGCTCGCATGCAAGGTCGCGGACCTGCTCAACCAGGGCGTGGATCCGGACATGCTGCGCCGTCAGCTCGCGAACGTGCCCGGCGACGTATTGGCCGAACAATTGTTTGAACAGGAGGCGGCGGCATGAACGCCATGACCATCGCACACATGGCCGGCGTCCTCACCTCGGCCATCCAGGCCGCGGACCGATTGGAACTCGACGCGCTCAAAGGCCCGGCGCTCGCCGATATGGACCTTGACCGTATCCGCGATATCAAACGCGACTGCTCGACCTGCATCAGCCTGCTCGAACAAATCGGAAGGGAGCGACGATGAGCGACCGGCAATTCCAGGAATCGAAACACGTCGCCTTGCAACGTCAGGGCTGGCATTGCATGCGTTGCGGACGCAACCTGCACGACCCGAGTGTCTGGCCGGGCAGGAGCGGCCACCACCGGCAGTTGCGCCGTCGGGCCGACCCGACCGTGCGTGACCTGCCGTGCAACATCGTCGAACTGTGCGGGTCGGGCACGACCGGCTGTCATGGTTGGGCGCACGCTCATCCGGCCGAGGCGGAACGGTTCGGCTACATCATCCCGAGCTGGCGTGATCCGCTCAACGTGCCGATACGCGACTGGAACGGCGACTGGTGGTGGCTGTTGGATGACGGCACGGCGCAACGGCTCACTCAAATCGAGGTCATCGAATGGCAAAGCGATTGGAAGGAAGAATCATGAGGAAACAGGACAAAGACCGGAATGGGAAGCCGGAGGCGCTGCTCTGGCTCGACTTCGAAACGACCGGTACGGACAGGGATGACAGTCTGCCGTTGGAGGTCGGCATGGAATGTACCGACGTGCTGGGCGAACATTCGTATGGATCCCTGCATCGCATCATCAGACCGGACTATCTCAACCTGTTGGGCATGAGCCCGGTCGCGTTCTCGATGCACACGGACAATGGATTGCTGTTCGAACTGTTGAATGGTTCGCCGCAGGATGACTGCGTGGGTGCTGTGGCGAACGCAGTGGAGGAGTATCTCGACTCGCTCTCGCAACGGTTCGCCCTGGTTCCGGCGGGCACGAACGTGGACTTCGACATCGACTTCCTCGAACGACTCGACCTGAACCCGGACAGGTGGCTGTCCTACCGCAAGTTCGACCTGACCACGCTCCGCCGGTATTTGAGGTTCATCGACTGTCCCGAGGATCCGTACAAGGGACATCGTGGCACGCACAGGGTGCGCGACTGCATCCGACGCGACATCAACGACTACAAGTGGTACCGCAAGCTTCTGAAGGGAGCATGGTGATGACCGTGGTCGCCATGATGCTCCTGTGCGCGGCCGTCCTGGTCGCATGGATCGGAGGCAGGCCATGACGGTCCAGACGCATATGGCGTGGCAGTACCGGAATCCCGCCGACCTGATCGGCCGGCGATGCATCGCGCTCACCGGCATGGATGTCACGTTGGACGGCCCGTTGGATCTGATCCGGTTGAGCCCGGTCCACGCGGTCCTGAAATACCGGGGCATCGGCCTGCATGTCATCGACTGCGACCTACGCCATCACACGAACAAAACCTCGGACGGCATCCGCGCCGTCGTCATCACGGAAGGCAAACCATGAAACACACCACATCGCATGCCAGGAAATGGCATAGGACCAGCCCATGCCCATACTGCGGCACGAGAAAACCCGGCATCGAACCCTACGCCCGAATCATCGGAGCCACGATGCGCTGCATCTGGATCGCCAAATGCCATGGATGTCCGAACGCCGTCTGGATCACCACCCCGGACGACAGCATCAAAACCGCGATCCGCGGATGGAACCGATACGCCAACGGCGGATGGCGCAAACACTAGGAGGAAACAAAATGAGAAAGACAACATGCATCACACTCGCCATCACCGTCATATGCATGGCGCTCGCCGGATGCGGAAGCGCGTCGGAGCCTTCAACGCCAGCGCATGAGGTCAGGTCCATCGAATCGCAGTGCTCCGACATGGACGACGACTTCAGTGAATGCGTCATCACTCTGACCGACACGAGGAAAGTGGACTGCGTCGTCTACTCGGACTACAAGCAGGGCGGCCTGTCCTGCGACTGGAGCCATGTGAGCGGAGCGGACAAGGAGCCGGACCGATGAGCTACCGGGAAATCCATGAGCTGTTCGTCGTCTGCGACGAGTGCCATACAAGCCTTTCCGTCGATGACGCGACCTACGAGGACGCCGACGACGAGGCCGTCGACCACGGCTGGCAATGCGACGAGCTCCAAGGCAGGCACTACTGCCCGCTCCACTGGCACGTCGAATGCCATGACTGCGACATCACCGACAGTGGAGCGCCGGACGAACTGGAAGCCGCGGGATGGCACATCGACCGAGATTATCCATGCGACAGCCTCTGTCCGAACCACCGTCATCTCTCATGCCGCGAATGCCGCAAGTGGGATGTCGGACCTCTGCACCGGCTCGAATACGAGGGATGGCAGGTAAATGCAGACGATTTCAAGAAGAGCCTCTGCCCGGAATGCGTAAAAAACAAGAAGGAAACGAAATGAAAGTGAAGAAAGTCCTCATAGACATGATCGTCAAATGGCATCAGGCCGGATACAGCCTCGATGAGATCGCACCACTGGTGCCCCAAGTCTCCAAAGAGGAAATCAAAGCGATCATCCAACACACCCGCGAATAACAAGAAACCCGACCTTCCGGCCGGGCTCCTGGCATCACCACAAACCAGACTACACCGCCGGAGGGAATCGAACAAATGAACGAACCAACCAACGAATCCCAACCAACACAAACCAACCAAAACAATCCAGCGCTCGCCGGCATGTGCCAAGTGTGCGGCGGGGAGTGCCGTATTCAAGCCACGATGTGCGACAAGTGCGAGAACACTTTGAGGGGATGGATCCACGACTATCCCATCTGGATCCATGCCTTGCGCGAGTTTCTGGATTCGACGGCGCATTACGGAGGCCACCAGCCTGGACGTGTCAACCTGCCGTCCGCGCCCACGCCGATCAGACTCTCGGTCGTTGACCATCTGCAGGAGATCGAGGATGCGGTGACGGCGTTGTGGTGTCGATTGTATGCGCCGCCGGCCATGCCATGGGCCACAAGCATCGCGGTCCCGCCAGTCGCTGACATGCTCAAGGCATGCTGGTCTTGCCAGCGGTTGAACCGACTGCCGGACATTGGTTTGATTTGGCATGACTGGCAGCGGTTGGTGCGCAAGACGCTGGGCATCATCGACGTGCCGCCATCCAGGCATGGTATCGGCAGGTGCCTGAATCCTCTGTGCGGCGTGGAGCTGAGTGCGGAGGTCGGCGCGGTGAACGTTGCCTGTCCTGTGTGCGGCAACACTTACCGTGTGGCGGATGTGCGGTTGGGGTTCCTGATGGAATGCGTTCGGTCGGGACGCGCGTTCACGGCGGGGGAGTGCGCGGAACTGCTGCGCGAATGCGGGTTCCAGTGCAGCGTGAACACGATCTACTCGTGGCGCAAGCGCGGCAGGATCCAACCGGCCGGCAGAAACGAGAAGGGACAGCCGCTGTACCGTCTGTCCGACGTCCACGCGCGCCTCGCCCGGCATGACGTGATTTGACATTTTTCAAAGTGCAAGGCAGAATTGTCAGTGGATTAAAGGGTTCAAACCGGAAAACGGTTTGAACCCTTTTCATATCCGCCATGGATTCTCCTAACTCCTTGGGTTGCAGTCCCGTCCTGTCCGAACGGCATATCGGACACGCTCCGCCCACTCACGTCAGAGTGGGCATACCCCAACAGTGGCAGGCAAGCCAATCCCGCGCTTACGTGATGCGGTGAAGCTCAAATCGCCTGTCCATGCCTTCGTAGGAATCAGTGGTAGATCGTACCGGCCGCGAGTCTTTATTAGATCTCTTCCTTGCGGCCGCGTGTGGACGCGGGTTCGAATCCCGCCGAAGGCACCCATGAAACAAACCCGGGGTAGGGGTATTGACAATCCGGTAGGGGTATTCGCAGATGATGGGGAGCCCCTACAAGACACGGGAGTGTCCATATACGGGAGCCCCTATACCGGCATTCCAGCAAGCCAACGGCGAAGATAGTCGTCGGCAAATCCACGGCACCCCTGGGCTCATACACGTGGGAGGCCACATGAGCAAGCGGCGCAACGAGCGCGTCAGCAACGGCTGGCGGCGCAGACAGCTCAGGGCAAGAGTGCTGGCCGCATACGACGTGTGCGCCATCTGCGGCAAGCCGGTCGACAAGACATTGAAGACACCACATCCGATGAGCGCCGAAGTCGACGAGCTCATACCAGTCTCACGCGGTGGTGATCCATACAGCTTCACGAACTGCAGGCTCACGCACCGCAGATGCAACAGGATGAAGAGCGACAAGACAGACGAACACGCACGAGCGCTGCTGGCTGGCAGACAGGAAGTGAAAGCAAGCTCGATGCCGTTCAAAACGTTCGGCATCTGACTCCGATACCAGGGCGGGGACCCCGGGTACACCCCCTACCGGTCGCCTCGGGTGCAGTGCCGATTTCTCCCCGCGGATTCAAACGTCGGAAACAGGGGAAACAACGAAAGGTCGGAAAGCGAGGATTACGCCGATGAAGTGCGAACTCTGCGGCAAGGAATTCCAGCCTTCCGGCCACGGGCGGCCGCAACGGTACTGCTCCAAATCCTGCCGCCAGAAAGCCGATTATCGTCGGAAAAAGAACAGGCCCGCACAGGACCGGAACAGTAAGCCACCCGTCAAAGCCGTGGAAACGAAACAGAAGCCGGAGCAGGACCTCGACCAGCGGAGCTTCGAACGGATGATGGACGGCAGCATGCTGGACATACTGCGAGACAACCGTGACCTGCTGCTCAAGGCCATGGCCGATCCCACGACGCCGGCGAACGCACTACCCGCGATCAGCCGCCAGCTCATCGCCGTATGCGACCGCATCGAATCACTCCAGGTCGGTGGCCTGACCGACCTGCTGGACGATGAGGAAGACGAGGTGACGGACGATGTCGGAGCGTCGATTGTCTGAAATCGCCAAGGTCCTCCGCCAGCCGGAAGGCATCGTCGGCAGCGAGTTCACGCGAATCAACAAAGCCGCGCGCAAGGCCGGCATCCGTTTCGACTTGTGGCAGCAGGGCTTCTTGTGGCTTCTGTTCGCCAAGAACACGGAAGGCAAGTACGCTTGTGGCGCGGACGGCGCCGTGCTGTCCAGCTGCAGGCAGATCGGCAAGACCTTCACCGTCGGCACCGCGTTGTTCCTCAAGGCGATACTCACACCGAACCTGAAAGCCATCTGGACCGCCCACCACACGCGCACCAGCGACGAGACATTCGCGGACATGTGCGAGATGGAACACAATCCAGTGCTCGGCAGGTACGTGGAACGCATCCGCAGAGCAAACGGCCAACAGGAGATCACGTTCACATCAGGCAGCCGCATCATGTTCGGCGCCCGCGAAAACGGTTTCGGCCGAGGATTGCACAGCGTGGACGTGGCCGTTTTCGACGAAGCGCAGATCCTCACCGTCCGCGCGATGGACAACATGATCCCCGTCCTGAACACGAGCCCGAACCCGTTGGTCGTGTACATGGGCAATCCACCCAAGCCAGGAGACCAGTGCGAGGCGTTCACGGAGAAGCGCATGCACGCGCTGAACCATGACGGGAACCTCCTCTACGTGGAGCTTGCCGCCGACAAGGACGCGGATCCGGACGACCGCGAACAGTGGGCTAAAGCGAATCCCAGCTATCCGAGACGTACCAGTGAACAGGCAATCATACGCATGCGCAACAACCTGTCCGACGATTCGTTCCGCCGTGAGGCGCTCGGCATCTGGGATGAGACTGTCACCGCATACGCCATCGACCCCGACCAGTGGAAGGCCGCGGCCGTCGATGACGTGCCCGAAGGCGGCACGGTGAGCTTCGGCCTCGACATGCCGCCCGACAGGAGCGTGCTGACCATCGGCGCCGCATTGCGGTACAAGGACGGAACGGCCGTCATCCAGATGGCGAACATCAAGGACGCACGGCAGGCGGGAACCATGTGGGCCGTGGACTGGCTCGCCGAACGCTGGCACAAGACCGCCAGCGTGGTCATCGACGCGCAGTCGCCGGCCATGAGCCTGCTGCCCGACCTGAAGGCCGCACACGTGAAGGTCACCGTGACGAACATGCAGGAGATGGGCCGCGCATGCGGCCGATTCCTCGACATGCTCAAAGCCGGAACGCTCAAGCATCCGCGGGACGAATACCAGCCGCAGCTGGCCGCAGCAGTCAAGGGCGCTACCACGCGTCCATTGGGACAGTCCGGCGCGATCGCATGGAACAAGCTCGGCTCGGATATCGACATAACCCCGCTCGTATCCACCACACTCGCCCTGTACGGGGCGTTCACCACGAAACGACATCCGGGAAGACGACAGGAGGTGATGGTCTGATGGTCTTCTACATGGCAGACGGCACCACGGTAAGCACGGCACCGAAATTCACCGGCAGCAGCTACATAGACACCGCGAGCGGCAACATCGGCGCCATCCTCGGCGTCGACGACGAGGACATGCCCATCATCCACGAACTGCTGCGCGTATGGCGAGAGAAATATCCACGCAACCTAATCCGCGGAGCCTACTACGACTGCAAGGAACGGTTCAAGGACTTCGGAATCTCCATACCCGACCAGATCAAAAACAAGGTCGAGGCAATGATCGGATGGCCCGAACTCGCCGTCCGATCATTGAGCGACCTGAGCGACCTGGAAGGATTCAGCATCTCCGGCGACGACACGATGGGCATCAACGACCTGTTCGAGGACAACCAGCTGGATGTCACCGCATCCGAACTGATCGTATCCGCATACAAGCACTCATGCAGCTTCCTGACCATCGCCGCAGACCCGGAGGATCCGGAACGAATCAGCATGATCCCCCGTTCCGCCGACTGGTCCGCGGGAATCTGGGACAGGCGCAACCACCGCCTGGCCGCCGCGCTGACCATCACCGAGGATGACAAGGACGGACGGATCTGCTCGTTCAACGTATGGCTCCCCGGCAAGGTCTACGAATGCTCAGGGCGCCCACTGCCATGGCGCGCGGAGAAAATCGAAACGAACTTCGACCAGCCGACGGTCGTCGCGCTCGCCTACGACAGGCAGATGGACCGCCCGTTCGGCCACAGCCGCATCAGCCGTTCGCTCATGAGCCTCGTGGACGCCGGATTCCGCACCATGGTCCGCATGGAGGCATCGGCCGAATTCTACTCCGTTCCCAAACTCTGGTTCATCGGCGCGAACAAGGACGCGTTCAGCAGCAACACGTGGAAGAGCCTCATCCAGGCGATCAACGCCATCAGCGCCGACGAGGACGGCAACCTGCCCCAACTACAGCAGGTGCAGCAGGCGTCCATGGCACCCCATTCGGACATGCTCAAGACCATGGCCATGCTCGTCGCCTCGCAGACCCGCGTGCCGGTCGACTACCTGGGCATCACACTGGACAATCCGACCAGTGCCGAGGCGATGGCATCAGCGGAACGACGCCTGACCCGCATCGCCGACAAGCAGAACGTGGCCTTCGGACGCGAACTCAAACGCGCCATGGGCATCGCCGTGGCACTGCGCGAAGGCACGAACTCGATACCCGACTCCATGCGCGACGTACACCCGGTATGGGCCCCCACGAAGGAGATCTCCGACGCGGCGCGCGCCGACGCGTTCACGAAGATCGCCGACAAGGTCACCGGCTACGCCGACTCCGACGTCGGACTCGAACGACTCGGCCTGAGCCGTGAGGAAATCACCCGCTTACGCGCCGACCAGCAACGCCAGCGCGCTAAGGAACAGATCGATCAGCTAAAGGCTCGCCTGGCATCGGCCGGCGGCGAGGAGGTTCAGGATGGAACTCAACAGCCTGAACATACCGGAGACGAACAGGAGAGATCTTCAACGGCTGCTTGACCAAGCCTATGCGGGATACGTCGCCGACCTTGATGCATTGGCAGACGAAGCGGCTGACGCTATAGAGGCGCAGTACCGCTCCAACCCGTTGTTCATGCGCGATGTGGTCGAGGACTACTCGAGACAGTCCGCGCAGCTGGCTGACGATTATTTCAGCCAGCTACGCGCTATATGGGCCGAGCAGTCAGGAGTGGATCTGCCGGAGTTCGAACACCCGGATTTGCTTGATCCAAGCGAAGTCCTCTACCGCATGAACGGCGGTTTCTCCGGAACTGACTGGAATGGTCTCAACTACTCCGACCTCGTCGCCGGACGCAGCAATGCCGGATTGAGCGTGGACAGTCTGTGGCCGGAGTTGAAGACCATCGATGACTGGCAGCAGCTCATTGGTGACATGGTCAGCACATCCGCCAGGCTTATGACCATGCGTGACATGCATGCCGACCCCACAAAACCAAAATGGGCGCGCGTGCCACGAGGCAGCGATCCATGCGCGTTCTGCGTCATGCTCGCCACCCGTGGCTTCGAATACCTCAGTGAAGAGACGGCCGACTTCGGCCCCACCTTCCACAATGGCCACTGTCACTGTGATGTCATCAGCAGCTGGGGAAGGCAGAAGCTCAAAGGCTTCGACCCCGACGGCATGAGTGAACGCTGGGAACAATGCAAGACGGCCATCGAGCATCGTCTTACCCACGACGAATACCTGAGAACCCGCAGTTCGCCGGACCAGAAGTTCGGCAACTGGAAACGCAACCAGATACTCGCCGAGATGCGCTGGCGCGACCGAGAATGGCTCCACAGCGGCGCAGAGCCACTGATCAGCTTCCCAAGTGATGGGATGCGTGAGGAAACCGAGAAGGCAAGACCGCAGGAGATACGAACGGCCCAGAGACTGCGCAGACATGGAATCGTCCCGGCCTTTCAGATCGACCATCGTGAAGCGAAGGATCCAGACACTGGGCGTATGCTCCTGATCGGCTTGTCTGATTTGGAAGGCGGCATCGAGCTCAAGACGCCTCAATCAGCAGACAAATTCCGCACTATCGACGGATATATGGGCAGCGCGTCAAAAAAGCCGGATTGCAGACGGCTGATCATCGACAATTCCGAAAACGACAACATGAGCGATGAGGAACTCATCGGAAACATCATGAAAAGTCATCGTTTCAAGAATGGGATCGTATACATCCTGAACAAAAAAGGACAGTTGCTGAGAATCAAGTAAGCGCCGCTGAAACTACCAAAAAGGGCGGTAACAAGGGCGCTTACGTATCCATTCTATCACCTTTTGGTGGATTGCCGGAGCAGACGAACGGACCCGACTGTAAATCGGGCGCATTTTGCCACGCGGGTGCGAATCCCGCATCCACCACTCAACCGGCCCTCCGGCCGGCGGCGACCATGCGCCGCATCGCGTGGGAGGACCATACGGCGCACCGTGGCGCGGTCGAACTCGAATCCACGGGAAACAGCAAGAAGGAGCACGACATGTTCAACAGATTCCGATTCCCGGCCCGTATCCGTCTCATCGACGGCGGTTCCGGCGAAGGCGGTTCCGGTGAAGGCAACGAGCCCGAACCGAAATCGTTCACCCAGGAGCAGGTCGACCAGATCGTCGAGAGAAGACTGGCCAAGGAGCGCGGCAAGTACAAGGACTACGACGAGCTCAAATCCAAGGCCATGAGACTCGACGAGATGGAGAACGCGGGCAAGAGCGAGCTCGACAAGCTCAAGGAATCGAACGCCGCGTTGCGCAAGCAGATCGACGATGCCGCTGCCGAGAAGCAGCACGCCGAATGGGTGTCCGAAGTCGCCAAAGACAAGGGCGTCCCGGCCGAACTGCTCCGCGGTGGAACCAAGGAGGAACTCGAAGCGCACGCGGACCTCCTGCAAGCGGCACTGCATCCGGCATCCAAGCCGCCGCAGGTGAGGAACCAGACCGGCGCTCCCTCGCACCAGAACAACAGCAAGGACGCCGAAGAGCTCTCGTACATCCACCAGCTCCTCGGCAGATAACCCAACCGACCGAAAGGACAAGCCATCATGGCGATGAAAACAGACCAGATCAAGCTCCCCGTGAGCGTGGCCACCGAAATCGTGAACAAGGCCAAGGACACCAGCACCATCGCGTCCCTGAGCCCCAGCACGCCGCAGATCTTCTCCGACGCCGACTACCTCGTGTTCAACGGCAAGAGCGAAGCCGAGGTCGTGGCCGAGGGCGCCGTCAAGGGCAGCTACGAGCAGACCGTGGATTCCGTCGTGGCGAAGCGCTTCAAGGTGCAGACCACCACCCGCGTCACCAGCGAACTCCAGTGGGCGGACGAGGACAACCAGCTGCAGATCATCCGCAGCATCCAAGCGGATCAGGCAGCCGCTTTGGGTCGTGCGCTCGACTACGTGATCTACCATGCGATCAACCCGAAGACCGGCGCCGCGCTTTCCGGATTCAACCCGTTGAGCACGTCCGCCGTGCAGGTGACCGCCGGCGATGACGACATCAGCAACGTGGATGCCTTGGCCGACGCGCTGAACGACTCCTACGACATCAACGGCGTGGCATTGTCCAAGACGTGGGCGTCCCGTCTGCGCAAGCTGCGCGTGCCCTCCACCGGCATGCGCTTCTACCCGGAGATCCCGCTGAACCTGCAGGCCGGCAGCTTGGACGGCATCACCGCCGCGACCTCCGGCACCGTCAACGGACGACTGGCCACGACCCCGACGAAGGTGCTCGCGTTCATGGGAGACTTCAGCCTCATCAAGTGGGGCATGGTCCGCGACCTGACCAGCGAGATCATCGCCTACGGCGATCCGGACCAGACCGGCGTCGACCTGAAGGCGCACAACCAGATCGCATACCGCACCGAAGCGATGTACGCGTTCGCCGTCATCGACCCGCACGCATTCGCGGTACTCAAAACCAAGTGAGGTGAACTATGAGTTTTCCCATCCAGACGCTTGTTGTCAATCCTGTAGGAGAGGAAAAGCACACTGTCGGCCCGTTGGACGCGCAGGTGCGGCTTGTCAACACTGACGGCACCGCCTTCTCCGCCGGTTCCGGTGCCTACGAACTGCCGGAGGCCGGCAAGGACACCCTCGGCGGCATCAAGCAGTTCGCGCCCGAACAGACGATTGGCAACGTTGACGGCAACATCGTCAAGGCCGCCGCAGCCGCTCCGACCAAGGATGAATTCGACAAGCTCGTCACGGCTTTCAATACTTTGGCGAAACAGTTCGATGACACTATCACCGGCCTCGCGGCCTCCGGGGTGATCAAGCTGCCGGACAAGAAGTGACCATGACGGACGAACCGGACATGTTCGCCACCTCCGACGATCTCGAACGGAGGTGGCACAAGCTCACCGACGAGGAACGTCAGAAAGCCGACACGCATCTCGCGGACGTGACCGACTACATCAAGGAACGCTCGCCCATCTGGCGGCGGCTCCTCGAAGAACGGCCACGCCTGCTGACGAAGATCACCTGCGACATCGTCCGCAGAATCATGCAGGCCGACCCGTACGACATTCCCGGCGGCATCACGCAGATGAACCAGACCACCGGCAGCTTCAGCGAACAATACAGTTTCGGAGCGCCCACCGGCGATCTCTGGCTGCGCGACGACGAGAAACGCATCCTTGGCATCAACGCTCAGCGCGCGTTCAGCGTCGACATGGCAACGGGGGAGACGTCCTAGTGGAAACCATCGAAGTGTGGCGCGGCCAGTCCACCACCGACACGGACGGCAACCCCATCCAGGGCAAACCCGCCCGCGTCGGCACGTTCCAGGCGATGGTCGCGCCAACCTCCACCACCGACCAGACCGAGGAGCACGCCAGCCCGCAGACCACCGAATACACGATCCACATCCGCGGTAGCCAGCCGACAGGCATCCAAGCCACCGACCTGATCAAAGTCAGAGGCATCCTCCTGCCCGTCAAAGGAAAACCGCAAGTGTGGAACAACCTCCACGGACGCCACATAGGCGACGTCATCACCGTGGGCGAACGGGAAGGATAAGCATGGCCAAACGATGCAGATTCGTATTCAACCGCAAGGCGTTCAGCCAACAGGTCCTCAAAAACGAGACATTGCGCTCGCGCATGAGGGACGCGGCCGAAGCCGCCGTAGAGGATGACCGTTGCATGGTCCGCGACCATGACGGCAAGAACCGCAGCGGCGTGGCGATCATCTGCCCGGCACCGGTGGAGAAGGTGCACGGCACGTTGGAGGACACGCTCGGAAGGATGCGCGTATGAGCATCCCGGTCACTCCCCGGCGCACGGAACCCCTGCTCCTGTCCAAACTGAGGACACTGTTCCCGGACGTGACGTTCGACACCATCGAACGAAGCGACCTCGAACCTCCCTTCACCGAAGCCACTCTGGCCGACTCCATGCAAGGCATGAGCACCCCAATCTCGCAGTACGTGCGGCTGCGGTTGAGCGTGCGATGCATGAGAGAGGACCATACGGGCGACTGGGGCAAGGCCGCACGCCTGTGGGCCGACATCGCGAGGGAGATCATCGGGCTCGGAAACGTCGCGCCGCTCATCGACGCGTCACTCGAATCCGGGCCGGTACGCATGACTGACGAGGACAAGAGGCTGGTGTGCGCGTACGGAGTGCTCCTGCTCGAGGTCACCGTCAACTGAAACACAACCAAAGACAACGTGCCGCCACACGCGAAGAACGGAAAGGTGCAGACAAATGTCTGACAACAACGAAAAAACCACCGTCGCCGCGCAGGGCGCGACCGACTACGGGTACGTGTCCAGCGGCAACACCGCAGGCAACGTGCGCCTGATCAAGAACTACGCGCTGTTCCTGTTCCCCAAGGGCGACAGCACGTTCACGGCCCCGACCGGAGTGGCCTGGACCCCGCCGGCAAGCAAGAAGCCGATCGGCTACTCCACCGAGGACGGCGCCGTACTGCATCCGGAACCGGGCGACAGCACCGACTACAAGGCCCACAACGGCGACATCGTCCTGTCCGACACGGACCCGGGCTACTGGACGCTCCAGCTCGCCGCCATGGAGGGCCGCAAGGATGTGGTGTCGGCCTACTTCGACGTGGACGTCGATTCGGACGGCGGCATCAGCATCAAGGGCGCCGGATTGAAGAAGGAGTGGATCCTCGTCCTGGTCGCGCTCGACCAGCAGGACCGCCCATTCCTCCTGTACGGCACCAACTCGAAGGTGTCCGACCGCGACGACGTGAGCCTGAAATCCAGCGAGATCATGAACTTCAGCATGACGTTCAAGATGCTCAAGGGCACCAACGGCGAACAGTTCCACGCATGGGGCCTCGTCACTGAAGACGCCAAGTGACCCATTGATTCTTCCCGTGCGGCCGATGGCGGTCGGCCGCACGGGACACCCATTCAACCGCCAACCATTAGAACGGAGCCAACATGAGCGACAAAGAATACCATGTCGTGGACGTAGACCTGACCGAAGCGGAAGAGCTCAAACCCGACGTGCACCTCGAGGTCGCCGGCGTCAAACTCGACCTGCCGAACCTCAACAACGCGGAACTGCCCATCGAACTCGTCCAGGCCATCCTCCTGGTCAAAAGCAAGCCCGCATTGTCCGACGAGGAAACCATGGCCTGCGTGAGCACGTTCCTCGCCTACTTCCAGACGATGCAGCCGAACTTCTGGAACGTGCTGCGCAAGACCAAACGTCCGATGGCCTACCTCATCGCGACCATCAAGGCGTGGGCCGAGGAATCCGGACTGGACCCAAAAGCGTTTACCTCGCCCACCTCTGGAACAACCACCGCGCGGCACTAGCCTACGACTGGATCCGAGCGTACGGGCAGATCTACAGGCCCGTACGCTTCCGGGAATGGGTTGAAGGCCAACGTCCACGAGTCGATTGGGGACTCGCCTGGGCGTTGACCCGCGAAATCCTCAAAGACCATACGAGCCACTCGTGGATGGCGTTGCAGAACGCCGTCTACGCGCCCGACGGAGCCGAACAGGCGGTCTGGACGCTGTCCGGACAACGCAAACGCCCATGGTTCGACCACGAGCACGACCCGCTCCGCCCGCCAACCCCGACGCACAACCTCACCCGCCGTCAACGCGAGGACAGGGAACGGCTCAAAGCCTACTTCCACATCAACGACGACCTCTGACTCCGACCGCCATCGGAATCCCAACCTACGAATAAGGAAACACGATGGCAGCACAGGACATAGGCGTCGCATACGTCCACGTCGAACCATCCGGCAAAGGATTCGGCAAAAGCATCGAAGGCGACATCGGCGACGCCGTCAACAAAGCCTCCAAGAAAAGCTCCAACACCCTCATCTCGAAAATCGGCGGAGCATTCGGCAAAATCGGCAAGGTCGGCACAGGCGCGATCGCCACCCTCGCCGGCGGCATCACCGCATTGGCCGCCAAAGGCGGCTTCACCCGCGCCCTCAACATCGAGAACGCGCAAGCCAAACTCAAAGGCCTCGGCCACGACAGCGCGAGCGTCACCGAAATCATGAACGACGCGCTCGCCTCCGTCAAGGGCACCGCGTTCGGATTGGGTGACGCCGCGACCGTCGCGGCCAGCCTGTCAGCATCCGGCATCAAGGAAGGCGACCAGCTCACCAAGGTCCTCAAGACCGTGGCCGACACCGCGCAGATCAGCGGCAGAAGCCTGACCGACATCGGCATGATCTTCGGTTCCGTCGCCGCCCGAGGCAAACTCCAGGGCGACGACATGCTCCAGCTCATGTCGAGCGGCATCCCAGTCCTCCAGATGCTCGGCAAGCATCTGAACAAGACCAGCGCCGAAGTGTCCGACATGGTCTCGGACGGCAAGATCGACTTCCAAACTTTCGCCGACGCCATGCAGGAAGGCCTAGGCGGGGCCGCACTATCCGCAGGCACCACATTCACCGGCGCCCTGGCCAACGTGAAAGCCGCATTGAGCCGACTTGGAGAAACAGCCGCCACACCAGTCCTCGACGGCTTACGCGGCCTGTTCAACCAAGCCATCCCACTCATCGACACATTCACCGCAGCCGTCACACCAACCCTGCAAAAAGTCGGAGCGGCACTCCAACAAGGTCTCGAGAACGCGATACCCGCCACACAGGCGAAACTCAAAAACCTTGGCGACACGATCTCCAACATCCCCGGCTTCCAGATGCTCGCCTCGGCGACGGCCAGCCTCAAAAGCCAACTCACTGGCCTCTGGAACGCAATCACATCACTCATAGGCGGACTCAACAATGGCGGCGAAGCCGCCACAATGTTCTCCACAACCGCCGGCGCGCTCGCGGGAGTGGTCGCTTCGGTCGCGCAGGCGTTGTCGAACGCGGCGGGATGGGCGAAGACGTTCGTCAACACGTTCATCGAGACGGGCGCGTTGCAGCCGTTCCTTGAAAGCCTGACCGGCGTCATCTCCGGATTGGGCTCGCTGGTTTCCGGATTGGCGGCCGCGGTCTCGCAGGCCTTCGGCTTCAACGACAGCGCGCGCACCGCCAGTTCCGCGGCGCAGAGCTTCGCCGGACTGTTGAACACTTTGACCGGCGTGCTCATGACGGTGGGAGGCTGGCTGCAGTCGGTCGGACAGTGGGCGCAGCAGAACGGCGTACTGGTATCCGGCGCGTTGAAAGCCATCACCATTGCATTGCTCGCGGTCAAAGGCTGGGATATCGTCTCGGCCGGGCTGAAGACAGTTTCCGGCGGGCTGAAGGCCATTTCCGCGACTGCCTCCGGTGTGGAGAAGACCGCCACGGCCGCGTTCGATCTGATCGGCAAGATCTCCGACGCGGGAAGCGCGGCTGGAGCACTGAAGCAACTCGCCGGCTCGTTCAATATTGTCAAGGCAGCTCAATCGGCGTGGAGCGCGGTGACCAAGGCTGCTACCGCCGTGCAGCTGGCATTCAGCGCTGCCTTGGATGCGAATCCGATCGGCATGCTTGTCGTGGCCATCGGCGCGGTCGTGGCCGCGCTGACATGGTTCTTCACCCAAACCGAAACGGGCAAACGACTCTGGAACAGCTTCGCCACATGGTTCATGGGAATCTGGAACCAGATCAGCACCGCACTCGCCGTCATCCAAGGCATCATCCAACTGGCGCTCGCGGTCGTCAACGGGAACTGGAGCGCCGCGTGGTCGGCCATCCAGGGCATCGTGTCGGCAGTGTGGGGCGGCATCCAAGGCGTCGTCTCCGCCGGCATCGGCATGGTCAGCGGAGTGGTATCCGCCGCATGCTCGACAATCCGGAGCGTGTGGGCCGCGTTGTGGAATGGCGTCGGAAGCATTGTGTCGAGCGTCTGGGGCGGCATCGTCGGCACCGTAAGCAACATGGTTGGCCGTGTCGGGAGCGTCGTGAGCGGGATCGGCGGAACCGTCCGGAGCGCGGTGTCCGGCGCGGGAAGCTGGCTCGTCAGCGCGGGACGCAACATCATCCAGGGATTGATCAACGGCATCACAGGAATGGTCGGCTCGTTGTATTCCAGCATCACCAACGCGTTGTCGGGCTTGGTGGACAAGGCCAAGAACGCTTTGGGCATCCACTCGCCGTCGCGTGTGTTCCGCGACGAGGTCGGCGTGATGGTCGGACGTGGCATGGCATTGGGCATCGACGATTCCGCGCATGTGGTCAGCCGTTCCATGGATTCGCTCGTCTCCACGATGAGCCTCTCCGACGCGGACTGGTCGAAGACCGGCAGGCTGAACGTCACGGCCGGCACCGGCGCCAATGCCGGCGACGGCGATCTGCGGGAACTCATCGCGGCCGTCGAATCGCTGCACGACGACCTCGGATCGATCATCGCCCGATACACGCCGACGATAGGGGACCGCGACTTCGCAAGGAAGGTGAGAAGTGCAATCGCTTGAATACGTGTGCGCCGCCACAGGTGAGCGCATCGGCTTCGAGGGGCCGCTGTACGGCGAGACGCTCACGGGACTGCGAGCCCGCGTCTGGGACTACAGCCTCGCCTCACGTGGCATGACGGGCATCACCCGCAAGGCACGCGAGGCGACAGTCACCGTGAAGATCCACGATTCTCCGGCCACGCTCGACCTACTGCGCCGCCTCGCGGACGCCGACATGGCATCCGGGAACCCGGGCACGCTCGTGGCCGACGGCGAATGGGAAGCCAAAGCGTGGATCACGAAAAGCGAACCGCAATCCATCACGCCCACGATGGTCGAGACGCAGTTGACCATCGTGCTGGCCGATGGCGTGTGGCGCCGTCCGACCATGACGCATTTCACGCCGCGATACGATTCCGGAACCGCCGACCTTGACTATCCATATGATTATCCGCATGATTTCGCCGGCATGGCATTGGGTGCCGAGATCGTCAACGACACGTCCATCCCGCAGCCGGTCAAGCTCACGATATTCGGACCATGCGCGCAACCGTACGTCATCATCGGAAACAACCGGTACGAGGTCGACGTGACCGTGCCATCCGGCTCGCGTCTGGAAATCGACGGCACCGGCGATGTCAGGACCGTCACCATGGTCAGCGGCACAGGTCTCGTCACAAACTGCTTCGCGCAGGCCGTGCGAGGGTCGGGCAAGGATTCCGGCCGGTACGTGTTCCAACCGCTCGCGCCCGGAACACAGCCGATCAGCTGGCCGGGAGGATTCCAATTCGACTTGACGGTCTGCGAGGAAAGGAGCGAACCGCCATGGACCTGATCGTCACCGACGCCACAGGCAAACCCGTGGCGAGCCACGCCTCATACACGCTCGACCTCGCGTTCGGTAGCGGGGAGAACGACTTCGACCTGCAGGTCGAAGACGCCGCGCTCAAGGCGGGGAGCCGCATCATGATCGACGGCACCGAGTACGGCGGCATCATCGACGACACGGATGTCGACGTGGACGGAGGCCTGTCCACCGTCACATGGCATGGCCGCGACTGGCATGGAGTGCTCGCCTCGAAGATCATCGAACCGGACAGGAACAACGATTACCTCACCCTGTCCGGCACGATTCCCGTCATTATGCGCACGCTCGTCAGCCGTGCGGGATTGCAAGGCCTGTTCACCGTCACCGACGAAAGCGCCGACCACAAGACCACCTGCCAGTTCGACCGGTACGTGGACCTGTACAGCGGTCTGGTCAAGATGCTCAGGGCAAGCGGACTCAAACTCCGGTTGCGTAATGACGGCGACAAGGTATCCATGAGCGCCATGCCCGTCCGCACGATCGGCGACAGCATCGACTCGGACCTCATCGACTTCACCGCCAAACAGGCGGCGCACCCGATCAACCATCTCATCTGCCTGGGCAAGGGCGAACTCAAGGACCGTACCGTCATCCACTGGTACGCCGACGCGAACGGCACGTTCAGCCACACGCAGACCCTCAAAGGCCTTGACGAACGCACCGCCACATACGAGTTGTCCAACGCCGAAGCCGACGAGCTCGAGGACAAGGGCAGGCAGAAATTCCAGGAGCTTCGGAACACTAGCACCATCGACGTGGACATTCCCGACGGCATCGACGCGGACGTTGGCGACCTGGTCACGGGTCGTGACAACAACACGGGCCTCGTCGTCACTGCCGAGATCTCCAAGAAGATCGTCAAGGTTTCGGGAGGCGTGCTCACCGTCACCTACGAATCCGGAGGTGCCAGCGCCGGCGGCAACAGCGGAGAATCCTCCATCGGGGATGGTGGCCACGCCTACTACGCTGGAGCCGGCCTCAAACTCGACGCCTGGACGTTCAGCGCCGACGTGACCAGAAACGACATCGACTCGCTCAACAACGCATTGTCGGGTAAACAGCCGAAAGGCGACTACATCACCGGCCTGAAAATCGGTTCGGTGGACACGCTCGCCCCCGGTGCACAGGCAAGCGCGTCGCTTACGGGCGCCGGCAGCGACAAAACCTTGAATTTGGGGCTTCCGAAAGGCGACCAGGGTCCGCAAGGGGAGAAGGGCGACAAGGGCGACGCAGGACCACAGGGGGCCACCGGAGCGACCGGACCCACCGGTCCTCGGGGAGAGAAAGGAGCGATCGGGGAGCGAGGGCCGCAAGGCGTCGCCGGTCCCGAAGGCCCGCAGGGACTGCAGGGGATACGCGGCGAGAAAGGCGATAAGGGTGATGCCGGCGCGATCGGCGCGGCGGGACCGCAAGGCCCGACGGGTTCCACAGGTCCGCAGGGTCCCACGGGTCCACAGGGAGCGACCGGCCCCCAGGGCAGACAAGGCATCCAAGGTTCCCAAGGCATCCAGGGCCCGCAAGGGGAGAAGGGTGACAAGGGCGACAGCGGCGTATCCGCCCCCTCGAACGGCTTCTTCACGCTCAGCATGGAAGGCGACGGCGACCTGTACGTGAACTATCCGGACAACACGAACCCACCCTCGTTCGTCTGGGACTCCGAGAGCGGGAACCTGTACGTGGACATCCCGGAAAGGTGACACATGGCGCGACTATTGATCGGCAACATCAAAGGCCCCAAAGGTGACAAGGGCGATACCGGGGCCACCGGCCCGCAAGGCAAGCAAGGAGCGCAGGGCGTTCAGGGAGCTAAAGGCGACGTCGGCCTTCCGGCGCTCGTGATGAAGAAATCCCTCGTCGGCGAATATCCGGTGGGATCCACTTTCACGGGGAACGTGAGCGAATGGTTGAACCGAACACCACTCGCCAACGAATATTCGACCGCATTGTCAGGTGGCGGAAAATACAGCATCGTCTGGCAGTGCGTTTCACAGTCCGGCAGCCTATTCACGGGAAAGACGATTTCCCGTCAATCCATCATCGGAACGCAAGGCCCTGCCGGACCGCAAGGTCCAAAAGGTGACGTCGGCCCACAAGGCGTGAAGGGCGATACCGGCGAGACCGGGCCTAAAGGAGCCACTGGAGCTGCCGGCCCTACCGGCCCGCAAGGTCCTGAAGGGCTGAAAGGTGACAAGGGTGATAAAGGCGATGTCGGACCCGCCGGAGAAGGAGGCCCTACCGGCCCGCAAGGTCCGAAAGGCGACACCGGCCCTGCCGGACCTACCGGAGCAACAGGCCCCACCGGGCCGCAAGGCAAGCAGGGAATACAAGGTGCGCAGGGACTGCAGGGCCCACAGGGACCGACAGGACCGCAGGGTGCCAGCGGCGTGACGGCGCCAACTTCCGGATTCTTCACACTGCAGGTCGACCCGAACGGAGACCTGTACGCCGTGTACGCGGATACGACCACCGCGTCGGCGGCTCCCGTCTCCTACGATCCGGCGACGGGCGACCTGTACTACATGATCAATGACGGAAAGTAAGGAGCGCATATGACGAAGATTCTGCTCGGCAACGTCAAAGGACCCAAGGGCGACACCGGACCGCAAGGCAAGCAGGGAGTGCAAGGACCGCAAGGCCCGACCGGGGCCACCGGAGCGACCGGCGCCACCGGGGCGAAGGGTCCAACGGGAGCCACTGGGCCACGAGGACTGAGCCTACGGAAATTCAATGGCGACATCAACGGTTCGGGTGCGGGCGGAGAAGTGAGAAAAATTGCCCTATCTGGTATTCAGCCAAATGGAAACCTGCAGGTCGGAGACACCATTTTTGACCAATATCAAGGCACAGATGGTCTTGAACTTGGGTTCTGGCAGGTCACCGCCATCAACGGTAGCGATGTGACTGTCAAAGGCGTCGGTAGCTACGTCGTGCACAAAGGGCCGAAGGGTGACAAGGGAGACAACGGCATGAGCGTGAGCCAGGCATTCATCGCCGCCCACCCCGTGGGCTCCCTTTACTGGACCACTTCCACGGCCAATCCGGGAACAACCTACGGAGGCACTTGGAAGGAATGCGGCACGACGCTTCCGGGACACATCTACCAGCGCACAGCCTGAAAGAGAAAGGAACATCAATGGCACGAACCACGAACATCACCAGATACACCTGCGACCGATGCCACGCCTCCGCATACCTCGCCGACGGTGACCCACGCACCTCCAGCGACTGGCACGACATCACCCACACCACCGTCGACGGAGTCGCACAGGGCGCGCTCGTCTGTACCGCATGCTGGCAGACGTTCAAAGCGCTGGCAGCCACGCAGGACGCCGCCTACGCCGCATACCTCAACAACACAACAGATAGGAAGGAATGACCATGACCATGAATCTCATCACCGGCAAGGCCGGCGCTCCGCACATCACATCCAGCGACCAAGGAGCCATGCAGGCCGGACTGGTCGGAAACGGCAACTACCTGCTGCAAGGCGGCGACGGCAAATTCCCCGCCGTGACCATGCAGTCAGCAAACAAGGCGCTCGTCCCGGTCCTCAACCTTGTGATCGAAGGACGATACGCACGCGTCACCGCGGCGGAAACCGTCACCATCGAAAGCGGAGTCACAGGACGGAACCGCAACGACCTAATCTGCGTGAAATACACGCGAGACTCGAACAACATCGAAACGATCGCGCTCGCGGTGCTGAAGGGCACCGCCACCAGTGGCACGGCGGCTGACCCCACGGTACCGTCGGGTAGTATCCTGAACAATTCCGGCACCGTATGGATTCCGATCGCCCGTATCCCGATCAGTGGCATCACCGCCGGAACTCCTGTCATGCTTGTCAAGCAGTTGCCTCCGATGAGCCAACTGTGGGATTCCGTAGCCCTCACTGCTACCTTTAAGTTTCAGGACACAGGATCGTTTGTTGGCGCCCTATATGGTGGATCCAACACGATTACC